CGATGGCTCATGGAACGGAAAGGATAAGAGAAAGACAACAAAGAATAACGAAATACGAACCGTAGAGATACCGTTCCCCGATTTGATGGGAGGGCTGATTGAACTGGCAAAACAAAACCCATGGGGCGTTACCCCTGACAGTTTCGTTTTTTGGACACCATACAAAAAAAATATTCCCATGAGGCCGGGATTGTTTGTCAGTGGGTTGCGCGGGGCTTTACAACAAATTGGCTTCACGAAAGACGAGGCAAAGAAATATACATACCACGGCTGGCGGCATTTCTACACTGCGTACATGAAGGGAAAACTGGAAAGGAAATTGCTTAAATCACAGACCGGACACCTGACAGACGCAATGCTCGATTATTATGGTGATCACGAGATTGAAGGTGACAGGGAGATTATTCGGACAGTTACTAAAGAAACCTTGGGTAGGCTGTTGCCTGGACAATCTATCGAGGCTGGGAATAGTGTAATACCTATGGTGAACGCTTTTGCTCCGGTGCGTCAAAAAGCGTTGGTTTTCAAAAAAGACCCGCAAGCGCAAGAAATTGTATAATTAAAAATAAGTCTGTATTAAGCCCTCGGATTGCCGGGGGCTTTTTTTTAATGCCAGAAAATTGCACAAAACTCCTATATTAAAACATACCGGGGAAACCTAATTTATTTATATAACGGTCTGAAAACCGTTTGGCAATTCGGAGACCGGGGGCAAGAATTAAATGGATTTTGGAACTCCTGACATTTTAAGCCGGAAAGAGGCAGCGGCATATTTGGGAATATGCAAGGCAACGCTTGATCGTCTTGACATACCAAGAACAAAGGTTGGTCACAGGGTTATGTACAAGCGCGAAGTCTTGAAAAAGTGGGTTAACGAACACACGGAAAGCAAGAAAAAGGGCAAGGCGTGAACCAGTCAAAGGCAGAGGCGATTGTAGCCCAACTAATGAGCAATGCCGCAAGTTTGCGGTACGGCTCTGTTTCCGTGACCGCGAAACTCCATGACGGCAGGGTGGTAGAGGTGACGTATTCCAAAACTGAACTGAACAAAGAAAAAGAACCTGGGCTAAAGAGGGACAAGGACGATAACGCTTCCTTGCCTACTCCCGGATAAAAGGCTTTGGATAAAAGGCTTTGGAAAAAAGCCCTTTTTTCTTCAAAAACATGAAAATTGCACAGTTCTCCTATTTTTTTTATTCGCGGGGCAATTTTATTCTTTTACTATGAGGCGGCGATTGAGGCCGCTGGAAACCTCGCGACTCGCAGGTCGCGGCTGGATCCGGGGGCCGTGGTGGAGACGTATTTAACGATTGAGGAATTGGCGGAATACCTGAAACTGACTGCACAGACAATCCAGCGTTGGGTTCGTAATCGTGATGTTCCATTTCACAAGGTTAAAAGTGTTATCCGTTTCCGTGTCTCTGAAATCGAAAAGTGGATTGACGAAGGTGGCCTTGTGTCACAGGAAGAAAAACCGGAAAACATCGAGGCTGGCTTGTTTGATGGCGATTCTTCACCTGACGAGCTGGGGCAGTTGGGAGAAAAGGGAGCTGGTGAATGATGGACTACGACAAAATTATTGAGGAAGCAAAGGCGGCGGTTTTGCCGTATGAGAGTTGGGAGAGGTTGCCCGGCGAGACCGATAAGGCGTTTGTGGCGTTTTGTTCATTTCGTGATTGTGGGCCGGAACGAAGCATTAAAAAGGCTGTCGAGGGTGTTGAGAAAGATGAGGGTGTCCGGGCCAAGAAATGTGGGACATGGCGTAACTGGTGTTCACTGTACCGCTGGCGTGAACGTGCCGCTGATTTTGACCGTTACGTTGAAAAACTGAAAATGACGGAAATGAGGAAAACCATCGAGGCCCAGGGCGAGAAGCAGAGGCAAGTGACAGGGAAAATGCTCGACGTTGTTTCCAAGAAACTTGACTTGATGGACCCGGCGGAACTGGCGCAAGGGATGGTCTCTGAATGGGTGGAGACCGCGATTAAGGCGGAACGCGAAGCGGCGGGGCTGGTTGCTGGCAAGGACGGAAAGGCCGAACCGAAGCAAGGGGAGTTTGTTTTTACCTCTGACTTTCAAGGGTTGTGAGCAATGGGAACTTCTGTAGTCTTCAAGCCTACGACAATACAACAAAAAGCCCTTGCGCTCTTGAGAAGCGGCGCGAAACATATACTGTTGTTTGGCGGTTCCCGCTCCGGTAAGACGACGGTTTTAGTTGTGGCGATAATCTATCGTGCGTTGTTTTTTGCTGGCAGCCGTCATTTGATTTGTCGTTACCGCGCTAAGGACGCTCGTTCTTCTGTGTTACGCGAAACCCTCTTGCCCTGGCTTGATAATATCGCGGGGAAAAACGGCTATTCCTATCTGGCGCATGAAAGCATGGTGACTTTGTATAACGGCTCTGAAATTTGGATTGGGGGCTTGGGAGACCGCGAGCAAGCGGACAAGATTCTGGGGCATGAGTATTGCACGATTTACTTTAACGAAATAAGCCAGCTTTCCTATGTGGCTGTTACTACCGCTTATTCACGTTTGGCAATGAGGGTACAAGGCTGCCGGAATCTTTTCATGTATGACTGTAACCCTGGGTCTCCGCTCCATTGGGCGTATAAAATATTTATCCTCAAAAAAACGTTTCTTTCAGGTGAACCGCTGGAGAAGCCGGAACTTTATCAATCAATGCTGCTTAACCCTGACGATAACAGGGAGAATCTACCCGCCGATTACATTTCAGACATTCTTGACGCTTTGCCTGAAAAGCAAAAGGCGCGGTTTCGTGATGGGAGATGGGTAAAGGCCGAGGGTGTTATCTATGACAAGTTTGACGAGTCTATGATCCTCAAGGTTTCTGAAATGCCGGAACGCTTTGACCGTTACGCCGCTGGTCAAGATTTTGGGTTAAATATTACGAATGTAAAAATCGGGTGGATTGGTGATGTTGTGTATGCCCTGTGTGACTACGGCGCTTTCAATATGACTACTAAAAGTTTTAATTCTGAACTTGAGGCGCGGCTTTGGTTTGACTGCCCTGACGGTTTCGGTATTCCTGTGTATTGCGATCCTGCTGGCGGTGAACGGATACAGGAAATATCGGGGGGCGTGAAGGCGAATAATAGCGTGGAATCCGGGATTGACTTCATAAATGCCAAGATTGAACGCCGTCAATTCTTTGTTTGCGAAAGGTGTACCGGGGTAATTTCAGAGATATGGGATTATTGCCGCGATGAGGAAGGGGAGATTGTAAAAGTCAATGACCATTTTCTTGATGCCCTGCGTTATGCGATATTCAGCGATATTCAACGTGGGGTAATTTTTGCATGAACCCTTTCAAGTTTATTGCAACAGGCTTTAAGCGAAGCAAAACAAGCCATCAGCGTGGTTCTACAGGAATCATCGAAAAATCAAATAACGGTTTTTTTAGTGGCTTGACAAATGATGACAATTTTGGTAATATATATAGTGAAAGGTATAGAGAAGACAGTTTCCTATACAATGCCTGGGTAAATATTGCAATTAATATTTTAATACGCAATCTTGCCCGTGCCGATTACATTATTGAAAAAGACGGCGAGGAATTAAAAAATGGCGCACTGCACAGCCTATTTCACAAACCCAATAATTATTTAAGCCGCTTTGATCTCTGGAAGGAAACAGCAGCTTGGTGGCACCTGGAAGGGGAAGCGGTCTGGTGGTTCGGGCCGGAATATTCGGGGGGGCTTCCTAAAGAGATTCATGTACTAAACCCGCGCAAACTGCAATTGGAGTCCAGAGGACCAGGGGGCGTATATGATGATCTTATGAATAATCGCCGACGCTGGTTTTATCAGACTGGCGCGGAATTAGTCCCCATATTTTCTGATGAAATAATACACTTCCGTGACTGGAATCCCTGGAATCCCCTGCGTGGTGTAAATCCTCTTGTTTCCCTTGCCCTTGAACTTGAGCAAGACTATTACGCGAATAAAGCAAATTCTACGCTTCTGAAGCATAACGCGATACCTCAAGGCTTGTTAAAGACGGAGCAGACTTTAAGGCCAGAGGAAGCTGACGCGATTGAACGTCGTTGGGAATCGAAGTATGGGCAAGTCAAGGCCGGAAGGAAAATCGCGGTTCTCGGCAAGGGTACGAGCTTTGAGGCTCTCTCATTCAGCCCTGACGTTGTTAAACTGTTTGAATTGAAGCGCTGGAATCTCTACACAATTCTGGCTAAGTATGGAATCCCCGCCCGTGTAGCTAACATTTCCGATAAATCGACGGCTCTTTCCGGCAAAGACACAAAAGAACAGCACTCGGCATTTTGGCAATATACCCTGATTCCCATTCTACGACAGTTTGAGCAGATTCTTGAGTCACAATTTTTTATGCGGTTCAATCTCAAAGAAACCGGACGCTTTGACCTTTGGGACATTCCCGAATTGCAGGAAAATGAGGATTCACAAAGCAAAAGGGACATTGAAGAAATCCATGCCGGATTGAAAACCATTAACGATGTGCTGAAAGAACGAGGAAGGGAACCTAAGCCCTGGGGTGACGTGTGGTATCGTCCCAAGAACATGATTGCGACTAACGGCAACAAGTGTGGTGACGGTGAGGCTTAAAAGTGGCAGGGGGTACGCTGATGGTCAGCAGGTCGGTTGATAACCATTCCTATTATAAAAAGCGTCTTGAGCAGTTAGGTTATTTGAATGTGGTTGTCACCGCTCTTGAGAAGGACGCGCTCAATTTCCTTATAAGTGAGATGAAGCCGGACATTCTCTTGATGGGCGCGTGGTTTTACGATGGCGCGACGCCGTATAAGTTGGGGCTGTTGAAGAAAAAATTTCCCGATATTTACATGGCGGCTCTTGCGGTAGGCCATTACCCTGATGATCTTGCGATGTATTTCATCCTGAACGGCGCGATGGCTTTTGCGACGACATTTTATGGCCTTGATGGGTGGTATGAGGGATTGGAAATAATACGGCAGCGCGGTCATTATATTTCCCCGGCTGTTATTGCAAGAATTACAAAGAGGAAGATTCACCCTGAGGCCGCAGGTGAACTCACTGAAATAGAAACGGTAATAACAAAGCTTATATGTAGTCGGTTTAAAGATCATGAAATTGCGGATAATTTAGAGATTTCGAGAAGGACAGTTAATAACCACAAAACGGAAATTTTCAGGAAGCTGAATGTCCGAACTTCGGTTGAATTAATCGTGGCGGCTTTGGCCAATGACATTGTTACACAAAATGAACTTTGCTTTTTCCCAAGGAACTATGTGTTGACTCCATTACCCGAAAAAGAAAAGAAAGCAATAAGGAGGAAGATATGATTATCAGAACAAAGAATGGGGAATTCAGGCCGGGCAGTATGTCTGTACTGTTGGATTTTTTTGAAGTGAAGAAGGAAACAGCAGGAACGCAGATAGTTTCTGGTGACGTGGAGTTAATTGCGTCTGTCCCTTTCGTTCTTTCCGCAGATGGTGAGGATGAAAAAGGTTACCCGTGGACACTTAGCACTTATGATCTTGACCGTTACGCAGAACGGATAGATCCGGCTGGCTGGGATTTTCGGGCATATCTGGAAAATCCGGTTGTCGAATGGTCGCATAACTACCTCATACCGGCTATTGGCAAAATTGAAACGCTTAACTCAGATGATGATGGGCTTCATGGCGTTGTGGTCTTTAATGACAAAGCCTATGACGCTTTTGGCTGGGGTATCGGGCAGAGGGTAAGGGCCGGGGTCATCCGTGCGGGGTCGGTGGGTTTCCGTCCGATTGAGATTGAGATTCCTTCCAAAGAGGACGGCAAGGACGGCACGAGGCTTATTTTCCGCAAGCAGGAACTGGTTGAATTTTCGGTCTGCAACGTTCCGGCTAACCCTTTCGCTTTGGCAGGTAAAAGTGAGCAGGGAACAGGTAACAGGGAAAACGCTTTTCAATTTTGGGGAAGCTTAATTAATTTTCAAGGAGAATGAACTATGGATGAGATTTTGGCAATGCTCAAAAAAGTCAGTGAGATGAAGAAAATCGAAAAGATCGGATTTTCCGATCCGGCGAAGGCGGCTGAGTATTTGCAGGAAAAGGAAATGCTCATTGAGGAATTGGCAAAAACCATTGAGACGGTAACAGGCAATCAGACCACGACAATCGAGAGGCTTGAGGGTACTATCAAGAGTCTGCGCGACGAATTGAAAACACAGGTGAAGTACCCGAAGGAATTAAGCCGTCGGGAAATGCTTTTTAACCTTGGAAGGGGAATCGCGGCGGCGTGGACGGGGAACAATAAAACCCTGGCGGATCTGTCGTTTTCGCCTAACCTCAAAGCCGATAACTGGACTAACCCCCGCGATGTGGCGTGGGGCGAAAAGGGGTGGACGGTCAACAAGGCGGCCCTTGGCGATCCGATGGGCAACATGGCGACTAACGACCAGTATTTGATCAACCCGATTTACGAAAATGAAATCATGCAGGATGCGGCCAAAAAATGTGTG